TCATATGGGTCACCATAAGATATAACTTTATAATCTTTAGACAGTTTAGATTTATCTACAACTAAAATACATTGATTACTATTTTCTTCATCTGCAAATCTTTCGTTTTCAACTGTAAAAAACACTACATTTTTATAGTCAGGGAGATCTCTAGATTCGTCATACTCAAAAAATTGATTTGATTTATTGCTTTTTAATTTATTAGACTCAATTATTTTTTTACATGCTGAGTAAGAAGTCCAATGGTATATATGGTTTGAATTTTTAGTTAAAGATTCATTTAAACTATCAGTCCAATTTCTAAATGTCATTGTACCATTTAAATTGGCTTCTTTTTCAATATCATTTAGTCTATCATCCTCTTGAGTGTTTGTAGTATAGATATCACCTAAACGACCATCTAGGTTTTGTTCGTGGTGAACCATTTCGTGTGAGAATGAACGTACAATATCTTTAGGATGACGACCTTCAGTATACAATACAATTGTTTTTGTATTTGGATCGTAATATGCTGTTTTGCCAAAGAAATTTCTAGCGTTTTCTGAATCGCCGTGTTTAAATACTACTTTGGGGAGTGGTAAGATATTCCAACCATCCTCAATCATATATTTTGTTAATTCTTTGATGTGTTCTTTGTAGTCAATATCTGAAGAATATGAAGCATTTTCATTTAGTTTAGGTAAGATAATTCTAGTTTCTTGACCTTCATGTACTACTTTAATTCCCGGAACTTCTCTCTGAAAGAATTTAATGTTTAATTTGTCTCTTTGACTATCAGCTTTAGTATTATTTTTACCTTTAGTAGCTTCCCATTTTACAACTTCAAGATTAGGATTACTTACGTAATACTCTTTAATAATTTCAGTTACTGTAGAAATAATTTTAAAAGGTTCACCATCATTAGTAGGATCAATCCATGATTTTTTACCATCCTTAATAGCCCCATACTCAACCATTACCTCGGTTTTAGGGTAATTAACTAAATCTACTAAATATTCTGTTCCTTGATTTGTTGTAAAAGTATATCTTGTAGTATTATTTTCATTTTCTACAAACAAAGTTTTAAATTCATAAGGTTCTAACCTTTCATTTAAAAATGCTGTAGGGACTACTAAACCATGTAATTTAATTGCTTTTAATAGAATTAAAACTAATGAACCTGCTGGTAGGGTAAATATTGCATTACCTAATACTGCTTTTAGAGCATCTTTTAATTGTAATTTAATAAATGCTTTATCATCATCTGTTAAATTAACTTCACCTTTAGCTGCTTTAACCAATATTATAAGTGCTTTTTTAGCATCCCCACCTTGTTGTTTAACTTTAGCTATTAAATCTTTAAATTTAGCTTTAATTTCAGAAGTAGAAGGGATTAATGCTTCATTTACCATAGGTTTAACTATATTGTAAACTTCTTCTTTTTCTTCATCTGAGAGTTCAGTGGGTAAATATTTAATAAAATCTTCATATGAAACTTTAGCTGCTTTACGAGCATTAGTGCCACTCATACCTTGATCTGGGGTTTGGATAATTTTAATTTTCATGTTTGGATATTTATCCTCAATCCCTTTAGTACGAGACTCAATATCCTTTGTATCATCTTCTCTTCCTTCTCGACCTCCTATTACAAAATAAACTGTATCTTGAGGATTATTTTTTCCTAAACGAACAACATCACCAATTGGGGTTTTAGAGGGTTCAATTTTAACCTTCATTGGGAGATATGTTTGGTAAATTTCCCAAATTAAAACAGCTTCAGCTTGAGTAATACCATCACGCTCACCACCTCCCACATAAATTATAAATTCGTCAATATTTGGAAGTTTACTTAAAGCGCGGCTTACTACTTCAAAATGACCTGCTGTGGGTGGTTTGAACCCACCTCCGTATGCTGCAATTGTTTTAGCCATTTATAAATGATGTTATTTTGGATTGTGCCTCTTCTTTAGACACTGAATTATCAATAATATTTTTTACTTTATTTGAGTTAAGGAAATCTTGGATTTCTTTATTTAACTCTTCAGATTGTTTTTTAGATCTAGCTATTTCTTTATCAGTTTTAGGTTTAGCGTCTGTGGGTTTAAATGGGTCAATGTATTTTTTAAGAATTTGTTCTACATCTTTCATTGTTTCATCTTTACCTAAATTTGAAACAGATACAAAATTATTACCAAACATTTGTTGATAAGTTTCAAAATTTTTAGCTACATCAATCCAAGTTCTGTATACAGCGCTAGGCATTAAACTTCTATCTTGACCACCACTTTTCTCGAAGCGTCTTTCATTGCGTTTTAAAGACGTTTCAAGATGCGTGTAAACGTATAACATCATAATATCATAACCAGCTTCTTTTAATTGGTCAACAAGTAATTGAGTTTGTTTTGATGATGCTGCTGTACCATCTAAAATGAATGAGTCTTTATTAGCAATTGCTGTTGGGATTTGTTCATCTTTAAGTTTTTTAGTTGCTGCAGCCATTGCCTTCATAAAGGCACTTCTGTTTTCAGCATCTGTATCTTTTTGGTTTAATGAAAATTTTTCAACTTTTGCTAAAGCTAAAATAGTATCATCTAAATTGAACACTTTTAATCCCGATAAATCCAAATCACCCAAGATAGAACCCTTACCAGCACCAGGAGCGCCAGCAAGGATTATAGCTTTTGGGTTACCTTGAACTTCCTTTAAAAGTCGTGTCAGTGAAATCATCAATGTGTTTTAGTATAAATATCACAACTTTCGTTTCACTTGCGTTTTAAATTGGGTAAAAATAGGTTTGTGTTGTGGGTTTTCTAAATCAAACAGTTTTTTGACGGTTTTAAAGATATCAAGATTTTCTTCTTGTGAACGAGATGACTCATACATTTCCCATCCTTTACCTTGCATTTTACCACTTGCACCCTTACGTTTGTTAGATTTTAACCAAAGAATACCATAACGGTTTGCTTCTTTACCATAACATTCTTTATACATTTGACCATAAACGGCTGCCTGTAAATCGTAGGTTGTCTGTAGATTATTAGATGTTTTAAAATCGATAATCCAAAGTTCACCATCAATCTCACAAACCATATCACAAGTACCCGCTACTTTAAGTTCATCTGAGAATAGGTGTACTTCAGTTTCGATTAGGGTAGGATTATATTCTTCCCACCATTCTACAAAACGTAAGAACATTTGCCAAACATCAGGATGATACATTGGGCGACCATGAGGGCCTAAGAAGTTTAATTCTTCTCCGTTTAAATACGCTTCAATCATTTCATGAACTTGCGTACCTTCTTCCCCTGCTTTTTTAACAATATATTCAGCAGAATAACCTACTTTTTTTAGCCAGTCTTCAAAATACTTACCTTTAGGATAAGTTCCTAAAACATAAGTTACTGAGGGGTAATATGCTCCATTTCGTCTATAATAGCGCGAATCGGGCATTGTAATTTGCTTGGCATCTTCTGAGATTTCCAAGATTCGGTCGTAAGACTTTTTTATGTTTCTCTTACTCATAATAATTGTAGCTTCCTTTCCATCAAACCATATTGATCTAGAGGAAACGTTGTTTGAATTAACTTAGTGAAATTTTCAAATCCCATTTCACTCGGGTCTTTCCCTTCAAGATTTACTAAATAAACCTCTTTTCCTTCATTCATAAAATATTCGGCGAATTTAAGTGCCTGTTTCATGGCATCCAAGTCTAGGGCAATATAAATTTTTTCTACAGCAGATGTAACGATTTTTTTCATTAAATTTTGTTGTATATTCTTGCCTAGTAACGGGATAGCATTTCTTTTAATGGCTATGGCATCAAATGGTCCTTCGCACAATATAAGCGGTATACTCCAGTTTATAAACAATTCAAATGGTACAATGTCGCGTGATGTTTCTGGGTTGCGATATTTTATATAAGGATCCTTTTCAAATGAACGACCTGTAAAATAATTTAATTTTCCTGTTTCATCATAAGATGGAATAATAACCATTTTAGCATATCGACCTGATTCGCAATAACCAATATTATATTTTTCAATATCATCTCTTGTAATGCCTCTATTTTTAAGATAAGCAAAAGCATGACGTGCTACAATGTCACGACTACCTATAATTGGTTTAAATTCTTCAGGAAGTTTTAGTTCTGTAGAAGTAGTTAATTGTTTGTATTCAACTTCTGAACCTATAAGTTTGGTTAATTCTTCAAATTTTTCAGATGATGCTTCTACTTTTTTAAAGATTTGAGATATACGACTACCCTTCTTATCACAAGCCCAACAATGCCAAGGATTATATCCTTTTTTATGCTGAGTGAAGTTGACTTCTAACTTAGGTTTATGGTGATTACAATAAGGACAATGATAAGCTTTATTGCCTCTCGCTGTTCTTTTTCCTGCACCTAAGACAGAATCTACTAGATTTACAAGCAGTTCATTTATCATAACCCTTAATATACGAAGTATACTTTGCTAATCAAAGTCTTTGGTGAAGAACTTTCCGAGAATATTATCATTAAAGAATTCATCTGGTTTTTCTAAAACTTGGTATATCATTTGGTATTTTACTTCATAATAAGTTAATAACTTTTTTGTGGGGGCACAAATTATAATATGGCGTTCAAAATTTTCTAAAGGTTCTTCTTTCATCACCTCTTTTAAATGTTTATTTGAACCCCAATATGTTTTCCAATCTGATTCTTTTACAGCTAATTTGTAAGCTGGTCTTCTGCCTACTACACCTTCATATTCCTTTAACTCTTTTTTAGTTAATTTTACTTTACGAGTATGTTGTAATACTTTTTTACCAATATAAGCTTTACCTGTTGGGGTATGAACTATTCTATAAACAAAACCAAATGTTTGGTTTGGAAAGTCAGAGATTCCCTCAACTTCTTTATTTTGATAAGTCCACTTCATGATTGTTTTTTTTAAGTATCGAAATTGATTACTATTGTAGTATCTGTATATTGAGAGATAGGTACAGGGTTTGATAATTTTCCTACAGCTAATAATTGATTAGTATCACTATATAAACCTACAGTTGTAACATAAGGTGTAAAAAATGATCCTGTTACATAATCATAATATACATCATCTAAACTCCCTGATAGTAGGGTTTTATTTTGTGAATATTGGAATTCGTTTTCGTTAATAGTACATTTGTACTGATGTTCATATATTCTAATAGATGAGGAAAATCTAATATCTAAATTATCTAGGTTTGCTAAACTTGTAGCCATTTCTCCTCCTAAAGCAGCCATTGAACCTGTTGTAAATACTGCTATACCGTGAGAATAAAATATTTGACCTACTACATCCCCAACATTTCCACCTTCAGCATCACCATAAGCAGCAGTACCATACAAACCACTTCCATAACCTACTGATCCTGTAAGGGAGTTAATAATTAAGTTTCCGTCTCCATCATCAACAATATGGAATCCTAAATCTCCTGAAGAGGTATAAGTTACATCAAAAGTGAATGGGACAATATTTTCTCCAAATAATTTTGCAGGAATTGAAATTACAGATAAATCTCCTGCTGAACCTGTTCCTTGTGGGAAATTTCTAGATTGGGTTAAGGTTGATTGAAGATAATTATCAAATCGAGGAGCATTAATAGGACCAACAAATCTATCATCTTCTCTGGTTACACCAGGTACTATGCTCTGCGAAACACCTAAATCACCTCTACTTGAGCTTAAATAATTAGTATAATATAACTGTTTTACACTGTTATAAACACCTGTAGTATTTTGGATATAAACAAATCCTGTTGGAGTTGAAGATTGTGATACAAATAAACTTGAAGTTGGATTTTCACCATAATATACTTCAATTCCAACATTAGAGGCGGTTATCTCCGTACCAATAAAGACAAATCCTTTTTGGGCATCAAATGGAGTTATAGTAACATCCTTCGTTGTAAATTGTTTGAATGCACTCATTCATTTTAGAAATCTAGTTTCACCCTTACCAACAATTCTTTAGTAAAGTCTTTTTGTAGAGGGCGTGATAATTTAGCTACGGCTAGTAATTCACTATTATCGTTATATAAACCTACAGTTGTAATGTATGTTTTAGGATCATCAATAAATGAGTTAAATAATACTTCACCAGTTGAACCTGAAATAAATGCTGGGTTTTCTGAATAATTAAATTCACTGTTTCTTGCTCTTACGAATACAAAATCAGAAGATAATGTTTCTTTTGAATTTAATGTAAATCCTAAACTAGCATTTCCTGCAGCATTAAAACCATCAATAAGTTTTCCTTGATTAAACGAGGCAGAATCAAATGAACGGGTTGTATTTAAACCAATACCTTGAGCAGAAGCATAAGCACCATCTAAAGCTTCACCACTTAATAGAATTAAACCTACATCAGGTAAGAACCAACCATAAGATCCCGAGTTAGAAGTCCACCCATTTGTGTTAACTCCTGTGTAAATATTACCTGCTGAACCTGATACTAGATTATATCTCCTACCAGCATCTGTAAACACAGTAGCATTTCCTAATTTACTATCATCTGTAAGTACTTGTCTACCACCTGAACCTGAAACATAAAGGGTCATTGTACCTGGGAGTAAAGATTCTTTATAACGTGCCCTTTCTACATTAATAACATAAAAATATGAAGATGATTGGTTACCAAATACAAAACTTGCGTTTTCATCACCTAAAATTAAAGTACGGTATTGACCGTAGTTTGTTCTTGTTGGTGAAGAGCCGGTTACAAGGGCATTATAAAATCTACTACCACTACCTTCAATATCACAATAAGCAACACTAAATTGAACTGCTGCTGTATCATCAGTAGAAGCTGTTTGATAAACATCATAATAATATTCAGCGTTATTACTTACTACTTGAATTGAAGAAGTATAGAAATCTGTTAATGTAGGAGTATTATTGCTCCATACTGTAGAGGTAACAGCATCGTTACTTATTACTAAATCTTCTGGATCGAATCTTTTAAATCCCATGTTTATATCTTTTTATTATGTAGTCGTTTTATTAACAATAACAGGTACTTGAATTCTTGCTCCACTATCTCTACCAATTACGTTTAATGTAGCATAAAGGGCAGTTTGTGAACCAAACAATGTATTAACACCCGTTGCTCTAAGTGACAATGTAGTTCCAATTACTGTTCTTGATACATTAGTACCATTAGTTGTAACAGAATTTACTGAAGTTGGGGTAGAAGTTGGGGTAGCTACTGAAGGAACATTATCAGCATTTAATGCTGATACTGCATCAGTATTAATACCTGTTGCTGTAAATGAGCTCATTAATCTAACATCCGAAATAGTAAACACATAACCCGAAGGTTCTGAGGTTCTATTGTTATCCAAGTAGTTTAGAGTTTGAGGAGTAATTTGAGTAGCGGCTGTTTGTTTAAGTACTATACTTTCTAAACCAAGTGAAATAATTGGCATTTTAGCTGTACCACGGGGTAAAGTAGCTAATTTATACTTCATAATTTGTGTTTCATCCGGAAATGCTTCTAATAGAGGCATGTTTTCAATTGCCTCACCATAGTATGCAGAACCTGAAGGATGTTCAGGATTATACATTGTATAATCGATCTCATCATCGCTTAATGCAAATTGAGTAATTCTGAAAGTACCATCACCTTTAGCTAAAAGCTCTCTCCCCTTTTTAGTAAGGATGGCATCAATTGTTACTACTTGATTATTTAAATATCCCATGTTAGATGTATTTTATTTATAAATATACGTTTTTTTATTTTCTATCCAAACTTAAATGTTAAAGTGATGCAGTAGGTTCAACATCTAGTGAATCTATAAATTGATTTTTAGCTGTTAGTTGACTAATCATCGTTTGAACATTTCTCTTTTGTGTTGGAGATAAATCATTTGGTATTAAATATCCTTGACCTGATAATGTTTTAAATCCTTGTGATCCTGATGGGGAGGATTGATATACAATTACCCTATCATCAGATTCTGTTCTTCTTCTGATAGTAAAATTAGTAATTATACCTCCTTGAATAAATAAAGTTGAAGGGTCTGGGGTGACTTCAATTTTATCATAGATTGAGTTTTCATATACTTCATGTGTATATGTTGTTGAACTAGAGATTGTAACATCATAATCACTTCCTACAGAACTTGTAGTAGGACCACTGGTTGTTACTTTAGTTACTGTAAGATCTTCTGTAAAGTAAACAGCATCTGCTGTAGATCCTGAGTTGACATCAAAGGTTATTCTAATTTCATCCCCTCTTTTAATAATAAAAGGTATAGAAAAATCTTCATATCGAGACATTTCTGAACCTGAATAAAATGGGACCCAATAATTTTCATTTGAATCAGGATTAATTGTTGTAGCATTTGATGAACCACTTGTTGGATTAGGAATACCTAATGAACCTGAATTACCTCCTGAAGAAGTAGGGAAGTTAATAAAATTAGACATTGAAACCGCTACATTTAAGGTATGAATTAATCCTAATCCAGGTCCTTGTGTAATAGCTATTACATTATTTCCTTGTTGGTATGATTGTGAAACAGCATAATAACCACCATCTAATTTTAAAAATCCACTTCCTGTAGATAAGAAGAAATCTTTTCCATATGAACCATTAGTTCCTAATTTTACTTCATTTCCATCTGAGGTGAAGGAAGATAAGCCAATACCAACTGCCCAACTTGCAGTATTAAATGAACAAGTAAAGTGAGGAATTGTTTTAGAAATTTCATTTCCTAAAACTAAATTATATTCTAAACCACCTTGAAATATCCTTTTATCTCCAACTCTAAGTGAAGCATAATCAATGTTGTTAAATTTACCATCTTTATTATAAGCAACACTTACATTTCTATTTTTTTCAAATGTAGATACTACATCAGCTAATTTATTATTTGAACTATCTAATTTTAATGTTGTGGGTTCAATAGGTGGATTTGCACCGCTAATATCATCTAAAGGAACTTCAATTAATTGGTCAATACGGAAAGTATAGGTATCCCAAATTTCATAGTTTTATTTTGAGGATTTAAAATGGGCAAAATAAATTGGATTTGAATCAATTGCAGCTGTTTTACCATAAGAAATATCTCCATCAGTGTAAAAATTGTAATCTGCACTTTGTAATTTAACACCATCATATCTAGGTCTAATGACTTTCCTCATAGTATAATTACTATCTGGAGTTTGAGTATGTTCTGCGGTACCTGAAATAATTAAATCTAAGTTTGATGGGGTTGTAATTCCATTTTCATATTCAAGATTCATTATAAATGAATTCTGTCTATTATCATTAAAATTATTTAATGTTGCATAATAATCTGAGTTTTGGAAGTTAATTGTACTTGGATCAATGTATGGATTAAAACTAATAACTAAAGGATTGGTATCATCAACTCTGGTTACTTGAGTAGAAGCTTTAATATTTTGTAAATTATTAAACCCAAATAAAAATTTAAACGACCCACTAGCTCTATTATAATTTAATGTTTCTAAAATATAGGCATTTTTATCTAAAACATTTTGAGAAGATGTTGGGGTTGTATTATTATCAGTTAATGTTAAACTAAAACTAGGATTATTGTTTAATGTTGGAAAATTATAATTTCCATTTAAATCAATTTGGCTAACTATGATAGAATGAGCTTGCCATTGTTGTCCAAGGTCAGCACTTTCACTTTGCCAAATTGAGGTTGCTTGAAGATTTACACTCATCACTGATGAGGATGCATTATTTAAAGCATTTGCTGCAGTTGAAGCGGGACTTAAATACTTTAATCCTGATTTAAAATGAGTATAATTATCAAATCCAAAATTTGAATCTGAACCAACAATAGGACGTCCTGCAAGCCCACTCGATGAAATAGCTACATCATAGATGTCAAGACTTAATGTTATTAATAAATCAGTACCTCCCCCGGATGTTGCACCTAAAGATTGGGTAGGTAATAGCAAAACATCCCCATCAGCATACCCTTCACCATTTGTTGCAACTGATAGTGATCTAATAGTGTTAGGGTTAACACTACCATCATAATCTATATTAAAAGTGCCCCCATAACCTGATGTAGTACCTATTCCTGTTGAAGTTTCACCATTGGCTCCTGATAGAGAAGGAGCAGGAACTTTAAATGTAGGATTTATTGGGTTTTGAGGATATGTTCCTGGGGTAACACCAGGAAGATTAAATGAGTTAGTGGTAAAATTTTGTAAAAGACCTGTTTTTAAAGGTACAGATGAATTTGTGTTATCAAAAGACCCTGTATCTAATGTTATAATAAGATCTGTACCTCCCCCGGATGTTGCACCTAAAGATGCTGAAGGGATTGTAATGGTTTGAGAATGAACAAAACCTGCACCTCCACTACTTACAAAAATAGGGTTACCAATTTCTAAACTAGTGCTACTTGACACATTAACTACAAATTCGGCATCTTTACCATGGCTTGCTCCTATGAATAATGTGACAATGGGGTTTGGGTTTTCAGCATTAAAACTAGAGGTTGTAAAAGTTGCAGCATTTAACCCATTTAATAAAACAGGGAAAGCATTTGATACTGCTCCTGCTTTAAATCTACTCCACCATCTCCCATTTAAAATCCCACCTGAATGTAAAAATCCTAATCCCATAGGATATATTTCACTCCAAGGTAAATTACCACTATATACATCAGATCCTGTATTGTAGGAGCCTGTTGTTGGAGATGGTAAAGAAAATCTAAAATAAGGGGTAACAATAAAACTATCTACCCCACTATAATATACACCATTTCTAGCCCAATATGGGTAAACTGTATTTTGACCTTCAAAATGATCTAAGAATAACGTAGGCCAAGTACCTGAATATTGACTTCCTGAACCCGTACCATCATCCCAATAAGCATCTTTAGCTAATACAATGGCTGTAATATACCAAATAGCTGATGATGAAGGATGAGGACACATATGAATGATGGAACCTGTTTCAGATCCTATATTAGCAGATTCAGATTGAAGTTGATCTATAGAAGGATAAACTCCTGCAGCACTCTTTGAAATTACCATAGGAATACCCCCAGAACCTACAGTTTGATAATCATAAAATCCAGATTCAGTTACTTGAATATTATACGTTGTTTCTGTAGGGGAAAATATTTTAAAAGGATTGTTAAATAATGATTGAGTAGTAGCTGCTTTTTCACTACCACTATATTCACCATCATAAAATTCTCTTTCTTTATTTTCTACAATTGTAGTTAAACCTAATTCTGTTGGAATGTTGTTGTCCCAAGATTGTGTAATAGGTAATTGTCCGAATACAGGTGAACCACTATAATTGAATTGTTCTGGAGAACCACCTGTACTACCTGTAATTCCTCCTACTCCAATACTTGAGGTTAATTCAAGGTTTTCATAGTTTAAGGGTTGATTCCAAGAAATATTATCAACTGAACCTGAAGCATAACGTGCAATTGTAGTTACTTCAGATAATTGGGGTGGTTTTACTCTATTTCTTTCAAGTAAATGTTGTTTAATAACAATACCTGTGGAAACACTTGTACGAGCAGGAACATAGTTTTTAATTGCTTTAAAGATTGAATTATCAAAATATTTGATTAATCTTAAGTAATCGTAAACATTTCCTTTTGTGTATTTTTCAAAATAATCTTCGGCAGTTTTTCTTAATTTAGGATAGTAGTCATCTGAAGATGAAACAAATCTTGGATCTGCTAATGCATCAGCAACTACCCCAAAACCAAATGTTTGGATAATATCATCATTTACCTCATCTTGTGGGGAAAATGCTACCTCTAAATTATTAATATCTTCTGTATAACTTCTACTAATTTGGTAATCTTGTTGGATTGATCTTAATGAAGATAATGTAGTACCATAATCTTGGGCATTATCAATTTCAATCTTATTAGAGATTCTATTTCGAATACCAATAGCAGGTTGATCTAAGAAATATACTTCTGTGTTTGTTTTACTATATGTTTTGGTTGTAGTATTTTCATAGTAAAGAATATCATAAGTACTAGAGGTAACATTACCACTAGGATTAACAAATGATCCTGTAATCAATAAATCTGCAGCGCCTGTAATTGCAGGGTGCATTGAAACCATTGATTCTGAATAGGATGAACTATAGGAAGCAGTAAATATGCTTTCCATTTCGTTTCCTAAAGGTGCTCTAAAGTTTAGGACATCAAACGAACTTAATGAACCTGTAAGATTAACACCCTCAATAGATTCAGGATTCATTACAAAATCATTAAATATACTTTCACTTAGATCTACTGAGTAGTATCTAAATTCTTGTAAAGATCCTGAGAATATTTTTCCATTTTCGTTTAATACAACTCCGCCTACATTTGAACCCGATACAAACCCACCTAGATAAACACCATCAGCAGAGCCAGTACCAAATTTATTCCAAGCTTCATTAATTGAAGTTGAAACATTAGATACAATACTTGCAGATCCTTCAAATCCTATTGAATTACCATCCCAACCATTGTATGTTTTATTTTTTACATATAGGGTATAAGTTGTAGAATTACTGTTATCACTCGCAGATACGTGCGTATCTCTTTGTAACATTACGGACCACCATCCTTTATCATAGAATGGTAAA